GCTGGCGCTGGGCCTGGACACCGTCGACAAGATCAACGACCGGGGCGCCAAGATCGCCGAGGCGCGCTGGAAGGCCGCCAAGGCCCGCGAGGCTGCCCAAGACCTCGCCCAGGCGGAGTTCTGCTACCACGTGTCCGGCTGGGACGCCAAGGGCGCTGAGCTGATGGACACCGGCTTCTGCTCGGACATGGGCCTGTACGCCAGCATGGAGACCCTGGAGGAGGCCGAGGCCTGGGCGGCACGCCAGTTCGAGACCGACGCGCGCGTGTTCTCCGTGAGCGTGACGATCTACAAGCGCACCCCGGCCACGGTCGGATGGCGCTTCCACAAGGGCGTGAAGACGATCCACCGCCCGGCCTGACCACAGGGGGCCTGACCAAAGACGCTGGTCAGGCCCCTTGTGCTGCCCGGGGGTCGGGGGGTAAAGTTCAGGTCAGCAGGAACGACCAGCCACTGAGCAGGGAGAACCCCATGAACACCAACGTCATCCAGATCCCCGTCCGCGAACTGCTGGACACCGACACCATCGTGATGAACCCGGCCGCCCAGCCGGTGCACGTGATCCGGGAGGAGAACCTGGAGATCACGCGCCAGAAGTACGGCATCACCTACCTCGCGGACTGGGTTTCGGACGGCGAGAACCAGGGCCGCCGCCGTGGGTGCGCGCGCTACACCGACCTGGTGTGGGTGGAGCGCGCGGTGAACGACAAGGCCGCCGAGATCATCGCCCAGTCCATCGCTCACGAGTCGGCGGAGCTGGCCGCCGCCGCCCCCGAGGACCGCCACTACTGGGACGGCTGGAGCCCCGAGAAGGTCCGCCAGGGGACCCCGGTCATCCAGGTGTTCGCCACATCCCCGGGCCTGGGGCGCGTGACCACGCTCGTGGTCCACCTGTCCGTGAAGCTCCCGGACGGCACGTACTCCTCCGTTCACCCGGAGCCGTACGTGGAGAAGGTGAACAGCCGCGTGGCCTCGCGCCGCAACGGCACCGAGGGCTACGCCCGCCGTCTGGCCGCCAAGCTCCACGGCGAGTGGCCGGTGGAGTTCAAGCACCACGTGTGACGTTTCCGCTGGTCAGGCTTTTCTGAATCAATCAAGGTGGGTCCGGCTGAAAGAAGTTGGCCGGACCCCCTTGCGGACCCCCCGACTCGGGGGGTAAAGTTCACTTCAGCAGGAACGACCGGGACACACACCAGGGAGAACCAGATGAACGCCACCACCACCGTGACCGTTGGCTCCGGCAAGTCCATCCACTGGGGAACGGACTGCGGAACGATCTGCGGTGCCGCCCACCGCTCCGGCCTGTTCACCGCCCCCAAGAACGTCAAGGCCGAGACGGCCACCTGCAAGCGTTGCATCCGCATCGCCGCCGTCCACGCCGAGGAGGCTCACGCCGAGGCGCTGGCCGAGAACGTCAAGCACGAGGACGCCAAGGCCGTGGCCGCCGCCGATGTGCAGCACGCCACCGTTTGGGTTCGCACCGAGGACGGCGCCGAGGTCGAGGTGACCCGCGTTGCCGCCCACCCGTTCCCCCGCGTGTCCTTCCGCCACCTGGACGGCTCCACGGGCACGCTGCCCCTGCCGTGGTTCCTGGAGCGCTACACCAAGGCGCCGGAGCCCGAGGTGGCCGAGGGCACGGCCGCCCCGTCCGAGGCCTACCCGGCCGCCGTGCCGCTGGACACGTGGCTGGCCAAGGGCCTGGTTCTGGTCGGCCCGGCGACGGACAGCCTGTACGAGTTCCGCCGCTGGGACGGCGGCACGGCCGTCCTTCTCCACCCGGAGACGGGCGCCCTCATCCGCGTCCCCCAGGCGGACGTGGTGACGTGGCGCTACCTCCCGGGCGCCGACCTGGACGCCCTGCTCAAGGCCGCCAGCTAGTCCGTTCGAGTGACTTCCGTCCCCGGGGCTAGACACCCCCCGCCCCGGGGGGTTAAGGTTGCCCTACAACACAACGGAACGACCGAGACACCGGGAGAACCACATGAACGCCAACCTCGCACTTGCCGCCCAGCGCCTCCAGCGCGCCGCGTTCGCTCGCTTCGCTTTCATCGGCCAGCGGGACGCCATCGACACCGCCACCGTGTCGGCCATTGACCATCAGCTCACCGAGCGGGTGAACGGCCTCCGCGCCGAGTTCATCGCCCAGGGCGGCACCGAGGAGCACGCGGACGCCGCCATTGCCCGGGGCGACCGCCAGGCCACCGCCACGCTGGACCGCTAGCCTCCAGGCCCGGCCGCCACCACGGGGCCGGGCCTTCCCCTTCCCGACACCACCAGGAGAGACCGCATGCGCATCACGTCCCCGCTCCCCGGCCAGCGCCTCGCGCTCGTGGAGTTCGACCAGCCCCACTCGTACGAGGACCGGACGCCGCCGATCATGGACGCGCCCCTGGAGGAGGCCACGGTCATCACGTCCCTGGTGGACGGCGAGGACCTCCACAAGCCCATCCTGGACGTGGACCACCCTGTCCTGGTCACCAAGGAGCACGGAGGCAGCGCGCTGGCCCTGAGCGTCCCCCTGACGACCGCAGAGGCCCTCACCCTGGCAACCGCCCTGGACGCCGCTGGTCTGGGCGTGACGGGCGTCAAGAGGCGCGAGGACGATGTGGCGTTCTTGATGGCCGCCCCCGCGTTCGTCGTCCCCTCCACCACGCCCGGCCACGGCCACCTCTACGTGGACAAGGCCATGACGTGGGGGAGCTACCAGGACCTGCTGGGCGCCCTCGTGGACGCCGGTGTCCTGGAGCCCGGGTACGTGGGCGCCAGCGAGGCGCGCGGCTGGACGTGCGTGCGCCTGCCCTGGGTGCGCAAGTGACCAGGCACGAGCCCGGCCAGATCGGGACGCACGACGCCGAGGGGTGGCGCACACACACCACCCCTGGCGACGTGTGCCTCACGTGCTCGAACGCCGAGACGGGCCTCTGGGTGCCTGTCTCGGCCTGCCCCGATGCGCTGGCCACCCTGGACGCCCAGGAGCAGGAACAGCGCGACCTCGGGTGGTGGGCGTTCCCGGCCGCCCCTCCGCGTCGTCAGCTCCCCAAGAAGCCGTGCCGGTGGTGCGTGGACCGCTACGCCATGCCCGCCACGCACGTGGCCGTCTGGCCCCGTGAGCCCGTGTGGGACGAGGACGGCCCTTGGATGCCGCCGCGCCGCGTGCGCGTGTGCGCCTTCCACGGGCGGTTCGCCCAGCGTTACCACGGCGTCCGGCTGTACCGATTCAGGAAGGTGTGACCAGTGAGGCCCAAGCCGTTGCTGTGCCGCCTCGGGCTCCACGTCTACCGCCCTGCGGCGGCCGGGCGCGGACCGGCGAGGCCTGGCGCGTGGCTGAACATCATCACCAAGCCCCGGTGCGTGCAGTGCGGCAGGTGGAAGAGGTGACGCGCGCCCAGCCTCGCGGCACGTCGAACACGAACGACCGGGGCAACGCGGAGACGCGCCGCCGCCGCAAGGCGTGGCTCCTGGAGCAGTTCGGGAACGGCAAGCGCGCCCGGTGTGCCACCTGTCCAACGTGGCTCACGTTCGAGACGATCACCGTGGACCGCTGGCCGCTGGCCGGATGCGAGGGCGGCACGTACCGGCGGGGGAACATCCGCCCGATGTGCGGGCCGTGCAACAGCCGGAGCGGGTCCTATCTCGGGCACGCGCGCCGCCGCGCCGCCGAGGCCGAGTTGTGGCGTTACGCCATTCCGGTGACGCTGCGTCCTGCGGTTTGACAGACCCCCCGACTCGGGGGGTAAAGTGGTGGCACACCAACCACCACCCACCGGAGGTCCCCATGAACGCCATCCAGATCCGCACCTTTGCCTCCGAGGCCCTGGGCGTCACCTACGTGGTGCAAACCAACACGGGCGGCAAAGGGGAGCGGGAGCTGGGCTACGTCTCCCGGATGGGACAGGCGTTCATGGCCTACAGCATGGGCGGCCGGGCGCTGAAGCTCTACAGCCTGGAGTCCCAGGCCGTGGCGTCCTTCAAGTACTCCCGCTAGTCCGAACGGGTGGAGTCGGAACTCACCGGCTCCACCCGCTTGTGCTCCCCCACCTCGGGGGGTAAAGTTCGTGACACAACACCAGGAACGACCGGAACACGGGAGAACCGAAATGCACACGCTGACCAGCGGCAAGAGCAAGGTCCACCACGTCCCCGCGCGGACCGCCGAGGGCATCGGGTTCCAGGACGGACTGAGCCTCTACCTCTGCGGCCGGGACTCGTTCAACGGCGTGGCCCACGAGGGCGGCACCGTGACGTGCCGCAACTGCATCACCAAGCTGGCCCAGGCGGAACTCCGCGCACGCCGTGAGGCTGACATCCGCCGTCAGCGCGCCGAGGACGCCGCCGCGTACGAGGCGCTGGCTGTCCGGCAGGCCGAGGAGTTGGCCGCCCGCCGTGCCGCCGTGGTCGTCCCGGCCGTGCATGTCGTGGAGCTGAAGGCCCAGACCAACTACGGCGCAGACCACTGGGTGTCGGACGAGGCCCTGGACGGCCCGCGCACGGTGTACCGGATGCACTCGCGCTACGGGCGCGGCACGATGCGGTTTTCGGTCATGTACGTGGGACCTGAAGGTGAGGCGCGTCGCGTCCACCAGGGGCCGGTCATCCCCGGCCCGTACTGCGCGCTCATCCCCCTGTCCTCCGTGATCAGCGCCTGGGCAGGACCCAAGGAGCGTTACGTGGAGGTCAAGGAAGGGGACGTGCTGCTCCTCAACGGCGTGCCCATGATCCTCATTGACGACGACACCCTTGCCTACCCGCACGCCGTTTCGCCCGCCGAGTACGGGGCGCGCATGGCCGCCCGAGTCGTCCGGGGACTCGCCGACGCCGCCTCCACCGAGCGCGACCAGGCGGAGCGCCTCGGGGACGACGCCAAGGCCGAGCGCCTCAAGACGCGCCGCTGGACGCTCCTGGACGGCGTGAAGGCCATCAAGGAGTTGTGGAAGGACGGCCCCACGGTCCTGCCGTACACGGTCTCCCCGGAGCCGGTGCGCGTGGTGCCGTTCAAGGAGCAGCTCCCCCACCTCGCGGACGGGGACAGCCTCCGCGTCCTCGGCTCCGAGACCCTCGGCGGGGAGCCGGGCGTCTGGGCGCAGCGCGTCTACCCGGACGGCCAGCGCGCAGAGACGGACTGGTGGCCGCTGAAGTACCTCGTAGCCGACGAGGCCAGCGCGTACGTCCCGTTCCGCGCGCACCTGCTGGAGCGGACGGACGGCCGCACGTACGAGGTCCTGGGCTCCGAGAACTCCGCGACGCTGGGACGCCCGGGGGTGTGGCTGAACCCCACGGACGAGGACCGCCCCCGCTGGGTGGCGAACGACATCCTGGGGCGCAACTTCACCGCGTACCGCTCGTGATCCCCGGAGGCGGGGTAGGTGCCACTACCCCGCCTCTTCCCTCCCCCTCTACGGGGTGTAAAGTAGGAGGTATGGACGTGAACGACATCGCCAGTCCGAGCGGGCTCTACGCGCCCATCACGGCGGACGTGGTCCACAAGCTGGTGAGCCTCTCCGAGCGCTACCGCCTGGAGACCATGCGCACCGAGCACGAGCCGGACGACAAGCGCCACCGCACGGCCGCCGAGGGCCTCCGGCGCATGGGCGAGGCGGACGGCCCGGAGCGCCACATCCTCGGTCAGCTGGCGTGGTTGTACGACCTGCTCCACCAGCGCGACCTGGACGGCCTCGCGCTCAAGGACAAGGTGAGCGTGACTTTGAGGTCTACCTACCGGCCGTCGCTGGGCTGCTCCCAGTGGATGTTCCACGGCACGGTGGCAGGGATCGAGCGGGACCCGTTCAGCGAGCACGTCACCCGGCTCCGGGTCCGGTACGACGGCCAGCGGTACGAGCTGAAGGGGGCGGAGCTGAAGGACGTGCGGCCGTTGCGTAAGGCCGCAGACTGAGCCCCGAGAGGGGGTGAACAGGTGCCTGTCCCGGCAATCAACAGCCGGTGGCGTGGCGGGCAGAACGACCGCGTGGTGACCGTGCTCCGGGTGGAGGGTCGGAAGGTGTACGTAGCCGACGCGAACGGACGGGCCAGAGCCAAGCCTCTGGACCACTCATGGTTTGACAAGAGCAAGAAGGGTCAGAAGTACTACCGGCCCGCATAGCAGGACGTTCCGGTGGTTCGGCGGAAGAGCCACCGGAACGCCCGGGAAGGGAAGAGCGCATGAGCGAGGCCAAGCGCCGCACCGAGGCGCGCGCCGCCGCACGGGGGTTCCGCCCCGAGTTCCAGGTGAGCCGTGGATACATGATCGTGACCGTGAAGGGCCTCACCAAGGAGCAGGCCCGCACGGTGCGGGAGCGGTTCGAACTGGAGGGCTGGTCCGCCAGCTGCAAGAACGGATACACCGAGGTCAAGGCAGAGAGGAAGATCGGATGAGCAGGGGCAGTGAAGCGCGCAGGATCGCCCGCGCGAGGGATCTCACGATCAACGTGACCACCAGCAAGGGGAAGGTGGTGGCCGAGGTCCAGACCCCGACCGCCGACGACCACCGCCACGTGCTCACGGAGTTCGGTCGCCTGGGCTGGAAGACCAGCGTCAAGAACGGCGGCAACACGGTCCGGGCAGAGGTGACCGCGTGAAGAACCAGGCGGCACGCCTCAAGGAGCTGGAGGCCCTGAAGGGCGGGAGCGTCTCCCAGCCCAGGCGCAAGGGCTCCGTGTTCACGGCCCGGGTGGCGTTCAAGACGGACCTGGAGGCCATCACGGCCCAGTCCCGTCTCCAGCGCCTCGGCGGTTGGGGCGTGAGCAAGGACGGCAAGACGCTCCGCTGCCTGGTGGTGGTCGCGTGAGCGAGAAGAGCCGCAGGGCGCAGCTGAACGCCGTGGAAGGCAGGTTCGTGCGCCGCGAGATCAAGGGCGGCCGGTACTACATCGGCGTGCTTGAGTGCCAGAGCCACGACGCCCTCCAGCGCACCAAGGCCAAGCTCACCGCCCAGGGGTGGCGGCACGTAAGGACCAGTGGGCTTTCGATCATGATGGAGGCTGATCTCTGATGGCCAAGAACGCCGACGAACGCCGCCGCGAGGCGACCGCCCAGAGCCGGAGCGTGAGCATCGGCAGTGGTGGGCCGGGGTCCATGATCGCGACGTACCCCGGAACGTCCATGCGGAGCAAGGAGCACGCCAACCGCGTGGCCACCGCTCTGCGCGCCAAGGGCTGGACGGTCGTGGTCAACAACGACAACACGATCACCGCCACCGCGAGGTACTCGGGATGAGCGAGCGGAGCCGACGCACCGAGATCACGGAGTGCGGCGGAGACGTGACCAGCCTGGCGTTCGCGGGCGGTGAGGCACGGGCCATCGTGAAGTTCCGGAACCGGGGCGACATGAACACGGCCCGCGCGCGCCTGGTCCGGAAGGGGTGGCACGTCCTCACGGACGGCGTGACCGTGACGGCAACCGCCAAGGTGTGACAGCAAGGGGCCTGACCAAAGACGCTGGTCAGGCCCCTTGTGCTATTGCGGCATCGGGGGGTAAAGTTCACGACATCAGGAACGACCCGGACACACCAGGGAGAACCAAGATGACGAGCACCTTCCGCGCCTCGGACCTCAAGAGCAGCACCGTTGACACCCGCTGGAAGAACGAGAAGTGGACGTGGACCCCGGGCAGCCTCCGCCACGTCATCAAGGTCCTCGGTGGCCAGCGCGTTGCGATTGAGGCGGACAACATGACCGGCTGGACGATCGTTGGTGCCACCCTCGGTCACGCCTACGGCGACCGGGTGGACATCCACACCGAGGACTCCAAGACGATGAGCAACCCGTCCGGGCTCACGCGGTATTTCATGCCCAAGATTGGGGTCATCATCGGCCTGGAGAAGGGCTCCAAGTACGACGCGATCGAGTCCGAGCGTCGGGAGCACGAGCTGGCCCGCCTGCTGTTCGCGGCGGACTTCCCCGTCCTCCCCGAGGGCAAGCTGGAGGTCCGGTCCACGGCGCGTGGTGCGGTTGTCTCGCACACCCCCAAGGTGTTCAGCACGGGCCGCTACCAGTACCGGGAGTACTCGCTGGACCAGATCCAGGCGGCCTCGCCGTGTGACCACTGTGTGGTGCTGGGCCTGGAGTACGACAACCTGCACGAGAAGCACTGCCCGGTGTACGCCGCCTGGCACGCCAAGCCCGCCAAGTAGGCGGCACCCACAAGGGGCCTGACAAAGATGCAGGTCAGGCCCCTTGTGCTCACCCCTGGTCGGGGGGTAAAGTTCACCTCACAACAGCAGGAACGACCGAGACACACGGGAGAACCACAATGCGCGCCACCCTCGCCTCCATCGGATTCGCCAAGACCACCCACCTCATCGTTGACGGCAAGCCCGCGTGCGGTGCTCGTGGCGGCTCGCTCACCCCGCACGAGGGCGCGCTGTCCCGCGTCTCGTGCAAGCGTTGCCTGGTCCACGAGGCCCGCCAGATCGTGGCCGCCGAGGACGCCGCGTACGCCGAGGACGCCCGCCGGGAGCTGGAGATCCAGCTGGACACCGACGCCGCCGCCCACGTGCACGGCCTGACCATGTCGACCACCCAGCGTCGCGCCGCCCGCCGTGCCCAGGCCCGCAAGCTCCGCGCCACGGCCGCCCAGACCCGCTCTGTGGCCCGTGCCGCCCGCGTCAAGCGCAACGGCACCCCGGCCCCCGCCCGGACCCTCCTCGTGGCCGCTGGCCTGTCGGACGAGCTGGCCCAGCGCTACGCCGGTGCGTTCTCTCGGGGCGTGGCCACCGTGAACCCGGCCACCTCCAAGCGGGTCCGCACCGGCGCCCACCGCTCCAAGCGCGTCGCCGTGAAGGTGTTCACCCCGGCCGAGTTCGCGGACCGCCTCGCGACCTACGCGCCCAAGAACCCGGAGCACGCCGCCGCGTTCGCCCTCGCGGGCTGACCTACCGCCCACTGGGGGCCGGTCCACCACCGGCCCCCACCCCGCTCATGAACCTGGAGACCCGATCATGAACCGCCACGTTTCCCTCGCCCTCACGATCGTCCGGGACGCCCAGCTCCCCGCCGTCCACAACCTGACGGACCAGCTGAACGGCGTGGAGTACCGCTTCACCTGGGGGCCGTCCGACACGCTCGGATACGTCCAGCTGGACACCGAGGACCCGGATGCCAACGGCGAGGCGTTCGAGTGGATCGCCGCGCACCCGGACCTCAAGATCATGGACACGGTCCGCGCCGAGGGCGACAGGGCCGAACACCTCGTGATCCGGCTCCGGGACTGGCGCGTGGCCAACGCCCGCCGGAACGCCGAGGAGTTGCGCGTCAAGATCGCCAAGCGTCGCAAGGAGGCGCGTGACGACATGTTCACCACGATGCCCACTGCCATGAACGTGGATTTCCACCTGGGCAAGGTCGTCCAGTGGGAGGCCGAGCAGGAGTGTTGGCAGCGCATCGCCGACAAGCCGAGTGAGTTCCGCGTGGTGTTCGGCTCCGCCGTGATTGACCTCATCAACGGCCTGGGGCACTCCGCCGATGCGCTGGAGGACGCGCTCCGGTCGCGCAAGCTGGACGGCCTGCGCTCGTTCGTCCGCCGGGCACGCGTCTACATGGACGACCAGGACGCCGTGGACGCGCTCCTGTCGTTCTGATCAACCAACCGAACCGATTCAGAAAGAGGAGGAGCTGACTGTGGCTCACTGGAAGGGCTTTGCCATCGCCACGGGCAAGGGCGCGTGGAAGGCGGGCGCGTTCCTGCTGAAGTGGGGAACCAAGGGCGCCACCAAGGGCAGCGTCTGGACCATCAAGAAGGTGGCCGTGGACCCGGCCACCAAGAAGATCACCAGCTGGAAGCTGGTGGAGAAGGGCCTTGACAGCAAGGAGAAGCTCCGCGAGATGCGGGAGCTGATCAAGAACGGCCAGTGCGCGAACTGCGGCAAGAAGACCGGCACCAGCTTCTTTGGCGGCCAGGACGACGTGTGTTCCGCGTCCTGTGCGCAGACGATGGCCCTCGCCTACAACCAGGTGGTGGAGGTCAGGGTCCCGGACACGATCGACGGCAACGACAACAGCCTGTACCTGGTGTGTGGTTGCAACCGCAAGAGCAAGTTCCACGGTGGTGGTTGCACCTCGAACAAGAAGGGCGACCGGGTGGCGGACAACGTCGTCTGGTCCGAGAAGAACCCGAACTACATGAAGCCCGGGGAGCAGCCGGACCACACGCCCAAGACCAGGCGACAGGCCCAGCTGGACGCCGCCCGCGAGGCCCAGCAGGCGAACCCGCCCAAGAAGAAGTGGCACGGCGGGTACTAGGCACAAGTCACACGGCATACCCCCTGTTGCGCACCCCGTGACGGGGGGTATGTTGTACCCACGTCGAACGACCCGAACCCGAGGGAGAACGTCATGGACCAGACCGAGAACCAGCGCAAGGTGGATGCACTCAACGCGGCCAAGGCCGAGCACCGCACCCACGACTTCTACACCGGCCGAGGCCCCACCGCCCGGTACCTCGGGACCGCCGTCCTCCGCGTGGATGTGGGCGTGCTGGCCGATCAGCTCATCGCCCCGTACCGGCTCTGGCGCGAGGGCAACGCGGAGCAGAAGTACACCGAGGGCGTCTGGGAGAAGCGTGTCAAGAACATGCTCGGACTCCACGAGCACGTGGCCCCGGAGTCCGTCTCGTACGAGTGGCCCCACCCGTACGCCAACAGCCTGGACACCGATTACTCCTGGTGGTTCGACACCGGCGGCCTGTACATCCTGAACCTGGGCGCGCTCGTGGAGATCCGCTACCCCAACGGTGGCATCAAGTCCAAGCTCCGCCTCCCCAACTACCCGGCCGCCAAGGCCTACACCGAGGAGAACGCCCGATGAACGACGAACGCCCCCAGCTGGACCTCCCCGTGGTCCTGCACACCGAGGTGGCCGTGGCCCTGCTGATCGCCGGTGTCCTCGTGGTCGCCGGACTCATCACCACCGTGTGGACGGAGAACTGGGCGTACGCGCTCACGTTCGCCATCGTCGCGTTCGGCGTGCTGTTCGTGGCCGCCTGCATCCCCCAGATCCGCGCCGCCCGGGAACTCCGGCGTACCCAGCAGGCCCCCAAGTGAAGAAGCAGGGGCGCATGGGCGCGCACAAGCTCGTTCCCGCCGTCGCTGGTGCCCTCGTGGTCCTCTCCGCGTGCAGCGACTCCCCGCCCCCGGAGTACGACTACGTCACCGTGTGCGTGGACAACAGGAAGACCGCAGACCCGTCCGACGATGTCCGCCTTGACGACAACGACCACCGCTGTCCCGACTGGTTGGACGACGACGGGAACCCGGTCTGGGACTCCGAGGACGACAACCCCACGGACATGAGCCTCTGGGAAGACTTGTTCGGGGACGACACCCACACCGGCTCGTTCGTCTACATCAGCACCACCTCGGGCTACCAGGTCCCGCCGGTCGGACACCCGATCAGCTACGGGTACGGCGTCACCCCGTACCGTCCGGGCCTCCTCGCATCCGCCAGCTACGGAACCAAGGTCGTCCCCAAGACCGGCACCACCGGCCCGGTGGTGCAGCGCGGAGGGTTCGGCTCCAGCCCGAACGGGTCCGGAGGTGGGTGACTCCGCCCTCTGCCCGCACTGCGGGAAGCACTGCCACGCGTCCGAGGGTGATGCACGCCGCGCCCTCGGGCGCGTCCGCGCACGCCGCCACACCAAGGCCCGCCGACAGGGCAAGACCCTCCGGCGGGCCGAGAACCACGTCTACGGCCCCTGCCCGCTGGGCTGGTGGCACCTGTCCAGCCACTGAGGAGAGACACCGTGCAGAACCGCATCTGGTATGACACCGAGTTCCTGGAGCGAGGCCCCGAGTACCCCGTGGACCTGCTCTCCATCGGCGCCGTGCGCGAGGACGGGGCCGAGTACTACGCCGTGGTGCTCGATGCTGACTGGGACTCCGTCCGTGACCACGAGTGGCTCATGGACAACGTGATCCCCAGCCTGCCGGGCGAGTGGATCGGCGGCCAGTGGCACCTCGACCAGTCCCACCCCGCTGTCAAGTTCCGGGACGTGATCGCCAAGGAACTGGAGGAGTTCGTCCTGGAGCGCCCCGACCCCGAACTGTGGGCGTGGTACGGCGCATACGACCACGTCGTCTACTGCCAGCTCTGGGGGCGCATGTCCACCCTCCCCGAGGGCATGCCCCGGTGGACCAACGACCTCCGCCAGGAAGCCCATCGCCTTGGGAACCCGGAACTGCCCAGGCAGACCGCCGGAGCACATAACGCCCTCATGGACGCCCGGCACAACAGGGTGCGCCACGCCGTCCTCGCCGACATCGCACGCCGCGAACGCGTCCGCTACATCTGACCAGTTCGCCCCCACTTAACACCCCGCCAGGGACAGGGCAGGCCCCCCAACACAAGCACTCCCACCAGGGCCTGCCCGCTACCCTCCGAACACGCACACAGGAGGTACCGATGACCATCCCCAAGCCCACCGCCTCACTCCACGGGTGGTTCCCCGTCACCGTGGAAAAGCCGGACGGCGCCCTCATCCGCCGGGCGCGCGTGTACGTCACCCCCGAGGGCCTGTACGTCTACACGCGTCGGCCCGCCGATGGCGTCACCCCCAACCACTGGTGGCCGCTGAACTGGGCTGCCACCGCCCAGCCCAAGCGCACCCAGGCCAGCATGATGAACGGCCACAAGCTCCAGACCGTGCAGGGCGAGACCATCACCATCCACACCAACGGCGAGGGGTGCGGCTGCTCCAATCCGCTGAAGAGGTGGACGCCCGAGTACGCCGGAACCACGCTGAACGAGTGGCCGTCCGGAGCCGAGTCGTGATCGAGTCGGACGCCGCCCTCATCCTGTTCCTCGTGGCCCTGTCGCTGTGCCTCACCGCCGGTGGCACCCTCGCAGACCTGGGCAATCCCTCGCCGCCCTCGCGCCTCACGTTCCTGATGTTCACCGGCGCGCTGATCTGCGGCCTCCTGGTGCTCATCCTCATCGCCCCGGTGGTGTTCCTCGGATGAGCGTGGCAACCGGCTGGGTGCGCGTGACCGCCGAGCACGTGCAGGCCCAGGGCAACCTCCGCTCCAGCCTCGGCCACTGGGTGAGGCTGGAGCGCACCTCGGCGGGCCGTCTGCGCGTGGCCGCCCACGGGATGCACTGCCAGGGGTGCCGGTGAGCGCCAAGAGGCGGGACGAGGACCACACCGTGTTCGTGTCCCCGCACATGGCCCGCAAGTACCCCGCCCTGAAGGACTGGGTGCGGCACTGGGTACGCATCGTCAACGGCAAGCCCGTCCACTCGGGAAGCATGTGCCGCAAGTGCAACGGAGGACGCTCATGATCAACACCAAGTGGATGACCAGCCCCGTGGCCCTCACGGTCAACGCCCTCGCCGCCTACCGGCTCACGCGCCTGTGGACCCGTGATTCACTCCCGCCCCTGCCCCAGGTGCGCCAGCATGTGCTGGACAAGCTGGACGAGATCCAGGACGCCAAGGGCTCCACGGCAAGCCACCCGCTCTCCGAGCTGGTCCACTGCCCGTGGTGCGTCGGCTTCTGGATCTCCGTAGGAGTGGTGGGCGCTGCCACCCTCGCGCCACGCGCGTGGAGGCCACTGGCCACCGCCCTGGCGTTCAGCGCCGTGGTGGCGAACATCGCCGTCCGGGAGCCGAGCGACGACGAGTAAGGGGTGAGCCGTGGGTCTGCTGGTCCAGGGTAAGAAGCGGACCCGCAAGAAGGGGGGCGGCCAGAGTCGCCCCCTGACTGCGGCCGGGCAGCGCATGACCGGCCTCCCCGTGGAGGCACTGCGCGCCATCTCAGGTACGCGCCAGGACTGGCAGGGCCACGCCTGGGGCTACCGTGACGCCATCGGCGAACTGCGCTCCGGCGTCCAGTTCCTCGCGCGCGCGGTGTCCCAGGTCCAGTTCCTGCCCGCCCAGATCAACCCCAAGGGTGACGACCCCATCCCCTTTGACTCGGACGCGTGCACGATCTCCCCGGCACTGCGCGCCGCCGCCCAGGAAGAGCTGGACCGCCTGCCCCTGTCCTCGGGCTACAGCTTCCTGGGCATCCTCGTAGAGAACCTGTCCATCCCCGGTGAGGTGTGGCTCCACGGCTACTACGACGCCGGAGACAACGAGTGCTGGCGCGTGCGCTCCACCGACGAGGTGGACGTGACCTCGGACGGCCGCCTCACCATCAAGGAAGGCGGGGGCCTCCGGCGTGAGGTCAAGCTGGGCACCGACGAGGAGGAAGGGGAAGAGGACCTCCTCCGCCTCTGGGTGCCGCACCCCCGATACCAGCACCTCGCGGACTCCCCGATGCGCGCCCTCCTGGACGTGTGCGAGGAGATCGTCTTGTCCGGCATGGAACTCCGTGCCGCCTCCCGGTCGCGCGTCATGGCGAACGGCATCCTCCTCGTGCCCGAGGGCCTGACCCTCCTCAACGCGCTGATCGCCGATCGCTCGCTGGCCAATGACTCCGGGTTCATGGCCGAACTCCAGGCCACGCTCATGGCCCCCATCGGCAACGAGGGTGAGCCGGGCGCCGTGGTGCCCGCCGTCATCCAGGGCAACGCCGAGGACCTGGACAAGATCCGCCACCTCCGCCTGGAGCGCACCACCTCGGACGAACTGCTGGACCGCCTGGAGCGCTGCCTCAAGCGCCTGGGCTCCGGCATGGACATTCCGCCCGAGATCGTCTCCGGCATGGCGGACGTGAACCACTGGACGGCGTGGCAGATCGACGCCTCCACGTTCCGCCACCACATCGACCCCATGACCCGCATCGTGGCCGACGCGCTCACCGAGGGGTTCCTCCGCCCTGCCCTCCTGGACCGTGGATTCACGCGACAGGAGGTGTGGAAGCTCCAGGTGTGGCGCGACGCTGGCAACCTCACCGAGAACCCGAACCGTGGACAGGACGCGGTGACCGCGTTCGACCGGGGCGCCCTCGGCTACGTGTCGCTGCTGGAGGCCCTCGGCTTCACGGAGGCCGACCTGCCGACCCCCGAGGAGCTGGCCCAGATCATCGCCCTGAAGGGAGGCGTGGACCCCAACCAGACGGCCCTCATCCTCGCCGCCCTGTTGGGTGACCGCGTCATCCCCAAGCCGGAGCCCCAGGTGGTGGAGGCCGCGCCGGAGCGCAAGGCCCTTCCGCCTGCCGACGACCGGCCCGCCGGTGGCTCCCCGGGCAACGCGCCCACGCGCCCCACGCCGGAGCAGGCAGCGGCAAAGCGTCGCGGTCTCGCCCTCGCCGAGGCGCTCGTGGCCGCCGCCACCCCGGACCCCACGGCCGGGTGGGACGTGAACGAGGACGCCGGGCGCGCGCTGCTGGAGCTGGACCGGGCACTCCGGGACCGGCTGCTGGTGGCAGCGGACGCCCTCATGGACCGCGCGCTGGAGCGTGCCGGTTCGCGCGTCCGGTCCGCCGTGCAGCGCAACGCCGCAACGCGGGCTCAGTTCGCCGCCACGGCCCCAACGGACATCACCCGGTACGCCGCCCACGTCGGACAGGCCCAGTGCTTCGCGATGGGCCTCAACGCCCAGGAGCTGCTGGCCGACGCGTTCGACTCCCTCCGTGGCAAGTTCGACCGCTGGACCACGTCCACGATCGAGGCAGTGGCCAACGTCGTGCTGAAGGCCCTCGGGATCACCGGCAAGGACGCCGACCGGCTCCGGGCGCGCATCGTCACCCAGATGACCTCGCGTATGCCCACCGCCTGGGAGCGCCTCCGCACGGGCCTGTTCGGCGTGGCCGAGCGCTACCTGTTCCGCCCGGACCCCGAGGAGCCCGTGGGCGAGCACTCGGACACGATCGTCCCGCCGTCGCTCATCCGCGCCGCACTCGCCGAGGTGGGCGGCCTGCCCGAGGGCTCCAGCGGCCTGGACGAGCGTGGCCTCCCCGTGGACAAGTCCGAGGCCCTCGGCGGTATCAGCAACGGCACGGCCGTCCTCGGGGCGCTGGCCGACGCGGACGCCCTGGTCCTCGGGTACGAGTGGGAGTACGGCATGACGCCGCTCTCCCGCCAGTTCGACCCCCACCGCCAGCTGGACGGCTACCGGTTCGCCGACTGGACAGACCCCCGCCTGGTCCCCGAGTCCAGGTACGCCTGGGTGGGACCGCACTACACCCCTGGTGATCACGACGGATGCCAGTGTGACTACCGCCTGGTGTTCGCCGTCCCCGCCAGCGTGGAGGACGTGCCCAACCTCGCCGACCACGCGGACCCGGACACGGACCTGGGCGAGGAAACCCAGTACATGAAGGACATTCGCGACCTCGCCGAGGGAGACGACCGGGCCGGGCGCACCGGCACCACCGCCCAGGCGGAGCGCGACACCCGGGACCTGCTCCTGGCGCTCCAGAAGCGACACATCAACGGAGGAACGAACTGATGGACGACGAGAACGAGACCACGAGCGAGGACAAGCCCGGCATCCCGGTCACGTTCCCCGTCGTGATCGTGGAAGGCATGGAGACCAGTGACGGCCGGTTCATCGAGCCGGGCGCCCTGGAGCCTCGCGCCATGCCGCTGCCCATCCTGTCCATGACCCGCAACCCCGAGGGCGGAGACGGCCACGCGGGGGCCGAGGTCATCGGCCGGATCGACGTGCTCACCCGGCACAACGGCCCGGACGTGATCAACCGCCAGACCGGCCAGCCCTTCCCGGAAGGCGTGTTCGTCTGGTCCGGCTCCGGCGAGATCGACGCGGACGCCGCCTCCGCTGGCCTCATCCGCAAGCGGTACCTCACCGGCAACTCGGCGGACCTGTCCGGCACCGAGGCCGAGATGATCTGGGGTCCCGAGGACGAGAACGGCATGGCCGATCTCGAACAGATCCGGCTGACCAAGGGGTTCATCTCGGGTACTACCGTGTGCCCGTTCCCCGCGTTCGCGGAGGCCTACATCATCCTGGACGGCGAGGAGATCACGCCTGCCGACGACATGCCCGCCGAGCTGGTGGCGTCCGCGTTCCCCACGTGGCGTGCCGCCGAGGTCGGGGACGAGTGCCTCCCGTGTGCCGCCGGTGCCATCACGGCGTCCGCCGACACGGAGGAGAAGCTCCCGCCCCGTCAGTGCTTCGATGACCTGGAGCTGGACGGCCCGACGCCGCTCACGATCGGTGACGCGGACGAGGACGGGTTCCGCGAGGTGTACGGGCACATCGCCACCTGGGAGACCTGCCACATCGGTTTCCAGGGCCAGTGCCGCACGGCGCCCCGGTCGCGCACCCAGTACGCCTATTTCCACACCGGCGCGCTGGACGTGATCGACCACGTGGACGGCGAGGTTCGCTCCATCCCCGTGGGCAGGCTGACCTACGACGCCGGGCACGCGTCCCTCCAGGACAACGCCAGCGCCGCCGCCTCCCACTACGACAACACGGCCACCCTGGGCGCGTTCGTCAAGGCAGGCGAGGACGATCACGGTATCTGGGTTCACGGCATCGTGGCCCCCGGTGCGGACGTGCAGAAGCTGAAGGCCACCCCACCCTCGGGTGACTGGCGGCCGGTGCGCGGAGGCCTGGAGCTGGTGGCCGTCCTGCACGTGAACACGCCCGGGTTCCCCGTGCCGCGTTCGCTCGTGGCCGGTGGCGAGGTCCAGGCCCTCGTGGCGGCCGGGGCACTGCACCCGACGCCCAAGGGCGAGGCGTTCGTGAACCGCGCGCGCCTCGCGGACGAGGTGGCCGAGTCGGTGCTGGCCAAGCTGGACGCCCGGCACGAGCTGAACAGGCGCCAGCTGGCCGCCCTCGCGGTGCTGGACAAGCTGGCCGAGGAGGAGCTGGAGGCGCGCAAGGAGCGCGCGCTGGCCCTCCTCGACTGATGGACCGCAACGGCCCGGTGAGCCACCCCGACACACCGGGCCGTTGCGCACCCCCCGCCCCGGGGGGTAGATTGACGGCATGACCCCACCCAAGCATCCGGCGGGAACCTCCCGCCACCTCATCGTGCTGGGACCCACGTTCGAGTTGCGGGAGCAGCTCAAGGACCTGGGACTCACGCCCACGTACGTGGACTCCCCCGTGGACGCGATGGACGCCGTCCTCCAGGACCCCGAGGCCGTGCTGGCCTACGCCGCTGGTGTGTTCGGCGCCATCGTCGCCGGTCAGCCCGTCAAGGTCGTCTCCGCCCACCGGTCGCTCGTGCTCATCTCCAAGCCCGTGCCCGAGGCCAAGCCCCCCGTCCTCAAGGCGGGCGAGTTCCAGCAGTTCACCGAGGACCCCGAGGCGCTCACCCGACAGGCCGCCGTCACGTTGCGCGCCAAGCTGGTCATCGCCCTGGACGAGATCCCCGGCCGCGTGGCCCTCCAGGAGCTGCTCCTGGACATGGCCCCCGACTACATCACCAACGCCCTGAGGAGCGACGCATGAGCACGCCCGAGGTCGCCGAGGTCCGCGCCAAGTCGTACGAGGTCATTCTCTCTCGGGTGGCCACTGAGTCGATCATCATCGGTGGCGAGGAGGCCGCCACGGTGGAGGAGGCCCGAGACACCGCCTACCAGCGCGCCGAGGGCTCCCTCTGTCACCAGTGCGCCGCCGATCTGTCCCTGTCGGACTACCTGGACGACGTGGTCAACGTGACCGCCCTGGACGGCACCGTGACCGAGATCGACTACGCACGCGAGGCCGAGAAGCTGGAGCACGCCCAGATCCGCCTGGACGCGATGGAGGAAGTGGCCGCCGAACTCGCGCGCCTGTCCACCAGCCACCCGTCCGGCGAGGTTCGGGCCGTCCTCCGTGACGCCGCCACCAAGATCCGGTTCGCCCACAAGCACGGCGGAAAGGTGGACCTCTCGTGAAGGACTCCCTTCAGCCGTTCGTGGAGAAGTGCCCGGCCGGGTGCCGCGCTGATGTGCTGGCCTACCACCCGTCCAAGAGCAAGCCCACGGCCGCCACGTGGCCGCGCGTGCAGTACCTGGAGTGCGAACCCACCACCGGCGGCACCTGGACGGCCACCGCCGTGGCGGTCTCTCCTCCGCGCAAGCCGGAGCTGGAGGTCCACTACACGCGCAACGGACACCGGCTCCACGCCGTGGAACTTCCGTCCGGCCAGCTGGCAGGCGCACGGCGCAACAGCGTCCCCCTGCACGAACCGCACTCGAACTACTGCGCAAACGGGGGCAGGAAGCCCCGCAAGTGATGGGAGGATGGGGGGCGTGAACAAGCCTCTTGCGATCGTGGCCGCCGCCCTGCTGTCGTTCGGCAGTCTGGGTGTTGCAGCGGCCGTCACGCTCCCCTCCTCGCCCCTGCCCGTGACCGTGCAGACGGACCCGTACTCCCCGCCGACCACGGACACCACTGGCACCACGGAGACCAGCACCACCACCGTGACGCCGCCCGAGGTGCCCACGACCACCACGCCGCCCCCGGCCCCCGTGCTGGTGACGACGACCCCCAACGTTCCGCCCGTGGTCCCCACGACCACGGTTCCCACTGTTCCGCCGCCGGTGGTCACCACCACCCAGCCGATGACCCCGACTCCGTGGACTCCCACCCCGGGGCCGTGCATCGGTAGCACCTGCGGCAACTGACACGAGGAGTTACCCGATGATCGACGACAACGCCACGAACCCGTTCCTGCGCAACGAGAACGCCCCGGCCCTGCTGTCCGGCGGCCTGCACGACCTCATCGCCTCGGCCTCGCTCGTAGTCACCAGTGACCCGGGCCTGACGACGGCGTTCACCACCAACGCACTGGGCACGCTCACCACGCTGACCGAGGAGGAGGACGTGACGGCCGCCCTCCGTGGCGTCCTGTTCGAGGTGAGCCGGTACATCCACACCCACGTGGACTCCACGGTCCCCGTCACCGAGGGTGAGATCCCCGAGGCACACCAGGAGATCCTCAAGCGGGACCCGCGTTCGATGGTCGTCACCACGGCCGCGCGCGAGTGGTTCAAGCTCACGTGCTCCCAGAACGACGAGGGCGCGGCCAACGTGCTCAAGGCCATCCACAAGGAGCTTCCGCTCCCGATGATCCCCCAGGCCTACCTGTACGTGGCCACGGTCGCCGTGTGCAGCCTGAGCGTGTCCGTGCACATGCAGTACCTCGGCGGTGAGGAGGAGGGCGACGAGGGCGCCAACAGCCCCGCCCAGTAGTCCCCGCAACTCCACCAGGCCCCGGCCTGCCACGCCGTTACGGTGTGCGCAGAACGGGGCCTAGTGGCGTTTGCACCACCTAGTGGAGCGGAGCCCGGTCAGGACGCCTAGCGACCGGCCAGCATGTCCCCGACGACCGACCTACACGAGAGGAACCCACGGTGGACTTCGAGACCATCCTGGCCCGTCTCGCGGAGGCTACGGACGCGGAGCTGGGAGAGGCATTGGCCGCCATCGGCGCCAACGCCCAGGAACTGCGTTCGACCGCCGCGACGACTGAGAACGTCGAGCGCCTGGAGGCACTGGCCGCCGCGCGTTCGCAGATCCAGGCCGAGCAGACGCGCCGCACCGAGCTGGCCGACCGCCAGGCCGCTGCCCTCGCGAACTTCGCCGAGGAGACCCCGGAAGAGGAGGAGACCCCGGAAGAGGTCCCCGCCGAGACCGAGGGCGACGAGGAGGAGGACGGCGAGGAGGAGGCGCCCGAGGGTGAAGAGGCTCCCAAGGAGGACGCCGTCACCGCCGGTGCCAAGCCCCGCAAGCGCGTCGGTTCCATGTCGGCCAAGCGCGCGGGTAACAAGCCCCCGGCCAGGAAGGCGGGACGCGTCGTCACGACCGCGCGAGTCCAGGGCAACATCCCCGGGTTCGAGGCTGGTCAGCAGATCGACCGCGTCCAGCTGGCAACGGCGATGTCCGAGCGGTTCAACACGCTGAACCGGACCTCTGCTGACGGCCGCTACCACGTGGCCCGCATCCAGTCCGAGTTCCCGGCGGAGCGCATGCTCACGAAGGACTCGTGGGCGGTCAACACGGAGCGCATCGAGGCGGCGACCGGCCAGGAGGCCCTCGTGGCCGCCGGTGGTCTCTGCGCCCCCCTGGAGACCGATTACGCCATCGCGAACGTGGGCGTCACCGCGCGCCCGATTCGCGACGCGCTGACCCGGTTCGGTGTGGAGCGCGGCGGCATCCAGTGGCGTGCGCCGTTCGACGCGCTCTCCATGTCCTCGGGCCTGGGCGTCTGGACGCTGGACGACGACGAGGCCGTGGGCGTCGTGGAGGACCCGGACGTTCCGGACCCCACCAAGTCCTGTTTCGTCGTGGAGTGCCCCGGCCTGTCCGAGGCCACGATCTACTCCACGTACCTCTGCCTGGAGTTCCCGAACATCACCACCCGGTTCGACCGGGAGTGGACCGACGCGACCAACCGCGCGGCGGACGTGGCTCACGCCCGGTTCGCGGAGAACCAGCTCCTCCAGCGCCTGCTGGCGGGCTCCAAGCACCTCACGGCGGCCAAGGCTGTTTCGGCCGTCCGGGACGTGCTGGTGAACCTGGACAAGACCATTGCGTACTACCGGTCCAAGCACCGCCTGGACAGCATGGTCCCGCTCCGGATGATCCTGCCTGCCTGGGTCAAGGAGCTGTTCCGCGCGGACCTCACGCGTGGTTTCGCCGGTGACCTGGAGGCGCTGGCCGTCGCGGACGCGACCATCCAGGGCTGGTTCCGGGCGCGCGGCGTCAACATCACCTTCCACCTGGACGGCCTCGCGGCCGACGCCACGGTGACGCCGAACGTTCCGGCTCAGGTGTACGCGAACGTCACCGCGAACTCGGCGATCCCCGGTTTCATCGACCGGATCGACGCCGTCCTGTTCGTGGAGGGCGAGTGGCTGTACCTGGACGGCGGCATCCTGGACCTCGGTCTGGTCCGGGACTCCACGCTGAACGCCAAGAACCGTTACCGGACGTTCATGGAGACGTTCGAGGGTGTGGCGTTCAAGGGCGTGGAGACGCTGCGCCTGAACATGGAGGTCCAGCCGACCGGCTCCACGGCGGGCACGATCTCCACGGCCTTCACGGACTGACCCGGCTCGGAGGACGGAGCCCGCCAGCGCGGGCTCCGCTCCCCCCATGACCCTGAGGAGGGGTTAGGACATGGTGATGATCTTCACCGAGGTCCAGCCGGTACAGGCCGCCGCGCCCACGTCTGGACTGCTCGTGTCGGCCATCCGGCCGCGCGGTGAGTCCGATCAGGACTGGGTGAACGGGTTCGCGTGGCGGACCGAGCGCTGTCCCACGTGGCAGGGGTACGACCCTTGCGACACGCTGAACAGCGCCCCGGCCGCCGATGGCAACGGCCTGGAGTACTACCGGCCGATGGCGTACCGCGTGCGGGACGAATGCACCACGCTCAGTGGTGAGTTCGACACCTCGCGCGTGGAGCGCATGGCCGATGCCGTGGCATCTCACGTGATCGCCGAGGAACTCTGGGAGGGCACGCTCACCCAGGCGAACACGTACGACACGCGAGACGAGACCGGCAGGACCAACAACTATCTGGCGCGCGCCACGGCTACCACCGTGGGCACCGGGCCTTACCCCGTCCTGGAGGCCCTCGGGCTCTTGGAGGAGGCGGCACGGCGCGATGCAGGCGGTCAGCAGGTGGTCATCCACATGCCGATCCGTCTCGTCCCCGACGCGGACGCCGGACTGATCCGGAACGGGAACCTGCTCTACACCAAGACGGGCGCGCTCGTGATCGCTGACTCCGGCTACACGGGCACCGGCCCGGCCGGGCAGGCAGTCACGGACGAGACCGCGTGGATGTACGCGACCGGTCCCGTTCAGGTGCGCACGGCCTCTGTGGATATCGGCATCGAGCCCGTGTCCACTTTGGACCGCTCGATCAACCGGCGCACCGTGTGGGCCAACCGGGTGTTCGCAGCAACGTTCGACCCCTGCACGCACTTCGCAATCCAGGCCGCCCTCCCGGGCGCGGTCTCGGCCTGACCGGGAGGACAGGAAGATGGCATACGACGGTTCCGGCACCCTGTTCGCCCTGGGCACCCGGATCACCAAGTTGGGCGCCAACGGTGCTCCGCTTGTGGGCGCCAACAACGCCTACGTGACGGACGCCCTGGTCAAGGTGGACCTTGGCCTGGAGTACGACGACGGCGAGGAGATCACCCAGAAGAACGGCGCCGGTGTGATCTGTGTGGCCTACCAGGCCCCCAGCTCGCTCAAGCGCGGCACGATCTCCGGGTTCCAGTTCTGCACCCCGGACCCCAACGTCCTTCAGTTCCTGATCGGCGGCACGGTCCTCAACGACTCGGCCACCCCGACTCCGAACCAGATCGGTTACGCCGCCCCCGAGGTGGGCACCGACCCGGTTCCCAACGGTGTGTCCCTGGAGTTCTGGACTCGGGCGGTCACGGGTGGCTCGTTCGCGGGCACGAACCCGTACTTCCACTGGCTGGTTCCGAGGGCGTTCATCCGGCCGTCCGGCGCGTTCGCGCTGTCCGGCGAGGACCCCACGGTTCCCGAGTTCGAGGGGTTCTCCACGGAGAACGCGAACTGGGGTGACGGCCCGATCGGTGACTGGGACTACGCCGCCCCGTTCGGTGAGCGCGTCTGGCAGTTCGTCCGTGAGGCGGCAGTCCCGGATCTCGCTCCGGCGTTCCTCGCGGTTGTTGCCGACGCCTGATCGTCGGCCCTCAAGATCACCCTTGGGTGGGTGAAGACGGGACGGGGTGTGACTCCAGCGCACCCCGTTCCCCCACAATCCAGTTAGGACAGACACATGGCGTTCAGCAACGCATCCAAGAACGTGGCCCTGGACGCCATCGGCGCGGCGGCCACATGGCTCTCCGTGCACAGTGCGGACCCGGGCACGACCGGCGCGAACGAGGTTGCCTCTTCCACGCGCGCACAGACCACGTGGAGCCCCGCGTCCGGTGGCTCCAAGACCGGCACCGTGGCGGCCATCGGCGTCCCTGCCGGTGCGACCATCACCCACTGGGGCCTGTGGACCGGCTCCTCCGGCGGCACGTTCCACACCGGCAACACGCTCCCCGCATCCGAGTCGTACGGTTCCGCTGGCGTCTACAACGCCACGCCGACGCTCACCGCCTGATCAGGAGAGGGGGCCACCCGTGACCGACTACGACCTGTACGGGGCCACCGCTGGCCCTGCTACCTCCATCTCAGAGCCCGGCTCCCAGTACACGCTGGGAGTCGAGTGGTACGCGACCTCCACGGCGTGGCTCAAGGGCTACCGCGTGTGGAGGCCCTCGGACGGCGGCTCCCCCCAGCTGAACGGCCCGCTTGTCGCCCGCACCTGGACGGCAGGCGGTTCCGCTGTTGCGGGCACGGACGCCGCTTTCACCCTGTCCGGCTCCGGGTGGCAGACGGTCCTCCTCGGTACGCCGGTCGCCCTGCTCCTCGGCTCCGGCAACTCGTACCGCTCCGGCGTGCACTTCCCGGGCGGCCGGTACTCGGCCACCAACGGGTATTTCGGCATCGGCGGGCCGGGTGAGGGCGGCATCATCAACGGCCCCCTCCGCGCCCCCGACGCCGGGAACTCCATCAGCCTGATTCAGAACCTGTTCACGGTCGGTGCGTCGATCACGTTCCCCGCCAGTGGCTCCTCGGCGAACTACTGGATTCAGCCGATCATCACGGACGTGGACCCCGGCGGCGAGTCGCACTCCGGCGCCGTGTCCTCCTCGCTCGTGCTGGGAGGCAACCTCACCGGCGGCAAGGCCGCCAGCGGTTCCCCGTCCTCCTCGGTGCTGGCACTGGCGGCCAACGCCGCCGGGCAGAAGCGCGCGGCCGGTGCCGCCTCCGCCGCCCTCGGGCTCACCGCCACGGTGGGCTCCACGTCCAAGGTGGGCGCTGGCGTCGTCACGTCCAGCCTCGGCCTGTCCTCCTCCGTGACCGGCTCCGCCGACGCGGACGGCACGGCCGCGCGCTCCCGGGTGCTGTGCTCCGCCTGGGCTCTCCCGAACGACGTGCCGGAGCCCGACCGCTCCAAGCAGTCCGACGAGGAGTGGGCGCGAGACCTCCTGGAGGCGTCCGAGATTCTGTACTACCTGTCCGGCCGCCGCTGGATTGGCGTTGGGTGCACGGAGACCGCCGTCCTCCGGAGCATGGACGGCAACGGCACGTGGCCGTATCACCCCACGTGGGGCTCATGTCCCTGCTGGAGCTACGGGACGTGGCACGGCCAGTACTTCTACCCCCCAGGCGTCAACGTCCACGTGACGCACGCTCAGGGGCCGGTAGCGGTGCAGCTGCCCATGTCGCCCATCGGCGTGGTGACCGAGGTCCGGGAGGATGGCGTCCTCCTCGATCCGTCCAAGTACCGGTTCTCGCGGTCCGGATGGCTCACGCGCCTGGACGGCCGCTCGTGGAACACGTGCATGGACACGACCGAGATCACGTACTCGTACGGGGAGCCCCCGCCCGAGGCAGGCGTGAGGGCGGCCGTAGACCTCGCCGTGGAGCGCCTCGCGTACCGGCTGGGCGAGGAGTGCGCTTGGCCCAAGATGGTCACGAGCTTCACGCGTCAGGGCCTGTCCGGCGAGATCCCGAACCCGATGGACTTTATCTCGGACGGGCGTACCGCCATCGCCAGCGTGGACATGTGGCTGGCCGCCGTGAACCCCCAGGCCCGAGCCCAGCGGGGTAGGGTCTGGTCACCCGATTTGCCCTCTGCATCTGTGAGGTACCCGTGAACGAGACGATGTCCGGCACTGACCCGTGGTCCCCCGTGGACGAGTCCCGCACCACCGTGAACGAGGTGGAGCCGGACGCGCCGCTGGAGATCCGTGGCGGCGAGGTGACCGCCCACATCAACCTGGGTGGCGACGAGCCCACCGAGGAGGAGAAGACGGCCGCCGACGAGCAGGCCGCCGACGACCCCGACACCGAGCCCGCGCCCTCGGAGGACGACGAGACGGCCGCCGAGGTGGAGGAGGCGGAGCAGACGCTGGCCGAGAAGCTGGCCGCTCTGGACGCCGCCAAGACCAGCACCAAGAAGACCAAGAAGTGAGCGCGCCGTTCCTCGGCCTGGACGTGGCGGGCACTGGCGTCCGCATCCGGGACTGGGTGGTGGCCAAGTTCGAGGAGTCCGGTCAGCCGCTGCCCGAGCGCCGGTACTGCGCTCCCGGGGACCCCCGGACGATCGCCTGGGACTGCGAACAGTTCGTGGTGGCCCTCGGCGGCATCGGGTGGGGGCAGGCCCTGGACGAGTCCAGCTCCTCCGCGCGCACCGGCTCCCCCGCCTCGGCGATGGGCATGAGGCACGCCGTCTACACGCTCCAGGTAGTCCGGTGCACCCCCCAGGCGGACCCGGCCAAGCGCGAGAAGCTCCCCAGCGTGGAGGCCCTGGACGAGGCGGGCCGGGTGTTCATGCGGGACGCTGGCCTCCTCTCCCAGGCGATGGCCTCCTTTGCCAGCGACATGTACCAGCACATCGGCAAGGACGCGCTCGTTCAGTTCGGCGTGATCGAGCCCGTGGGGCCGAACGGGGGTTTCCACGCCGCCGAGGGGACGATCACCATCACGGTGGGGGCGCTGGCCTGATGGCGCGCATGGTGGTCCGTGTCTACGCCGGACCGATCACGATCCTCAAGCCCCAGCTCGTGGCGTTCATGACGGACCCCAACGACGGCGTGATCAAGGACTTGGTCCGCCGGGGAAACGTCGTGATGCTCGTGTCCAAGACGTTCGTCCGCGTCCGCACGGGCCGACTCCGCACGCTCATCCGCATGCAGGTTAACGCCAAGAAGATGCGCGTGGACGTGGTGGCAGGCAAGTCCGGCCTGACCAGGTACACGATGTTTGAGCACGACGGCACGAACCCGCACATCATCACGGCCAAGAAGATGCGGGGCCGTGGCAAGAAGCGCCGCAAGGGCATGTTGCGGTTCACTGTCGGTGGTCAGGTGGTGTTCCGCCGGTCCGTTCGACACCCCGGCACGACGGGGTCTCAGTTCCTCGTGCGCGCCCTGCCGTTCGCGGCCGGGTAGTTCCACCCCACCCAAGACCCCTGGAGATCCTGTGAAGACGTACGGCGGCAACGAAACCCAGCCGGAGCCGTTCCAGTTCGGCCTGGTCGTCTACCGCGACGACGAGAAGGAAACCCACGAGTTCACGGCCGCGCCGCGCGTCGGTGCTGGTGACGTGCTCCGCATGCTGCTGGCCGACGACGACAAGCCCGAACGCCAGCTGGAGGTCCTCGCCAAGACGCTGGCCAAGTCCATCACGGACAAGGACGGCGAGGTCAACTCCAAGTGGAAGCCCGAGGAGCTGAAGCGCCCCGACGCCGCGCCCCGGAACTCCTGGGAGTCGCAGCACGGGCAGGTTCGCGACGACGGCCCCGCCCACGAGCGCGCGTACCGGGGACCGGACGGCAACATCTACCCGTTCAGCGACACGGTCAGCCTGGACCGGTGGATGGACAAGAGCCGGTGGACCTCGCGCCGCCGGTGGCTCCACGTGCTCATGGAGGACGAGGACGTGTACGTGAAGCTGTCCACGCTCCTCGAAATCTCCAAGGACTTCATCGCAGCGAGCACGGGCCACCCTACGGCTGGGTGAAGGTGATCGTCACCCTCACCCAGGACCCCGTTCTCCACCCGTACCTGGCGGGCCAGCTGGCCCTCCGGGGCATCACAACGCGGGAACCCGCGAGTGTGTGGCTTCACGCCGTGTACGCCATCGTGGCATCGGCACCGATGGACGTGCTCAAGGCGATGGACGACAAGATGATCGGCTTGAGCGCACGGGCGGACCCCAACCGCGAGACGTGGGGGGCGACGCCCGAACACCAGAGGGCCAGTGCTGGCCTGGTGCGAGGCGCGAACGACATTCCGCCGCCGCCCAGAAGGACCAAGTAGGGAGGCGGCCGGGTGGCCCGGATCATCGCAGAGGCAGGCGTCCGCCTGGTCGCCGACTCCAAGGGGTTCGGTGCGTCCATCCGGTCGTCCATCCGTGCCGCCATGAAAGAGGCGTCACTGGAGGCCGAAAAGGTCCCAGTGTTCGAGAACGTCGAAAAGGAGGCGGAGCGCACGGCCTCGCGGTCGGGCTCCATCTTCTCGGGGCTGTTCTCCTCGCTCACCCGAGGTGCCGCCGGTCTCGGCTCGGTGCTCACGGGCGCTATCAAGTTCGCGCTCGTGGGTGCCGCCGCCGGGGCCGCCGGTGCTGGCCTGTCCTCGCTCCTGGGCGTCCTCATCCCCGTGATCGGCGCGATGGCCCAGGCCTCGGGCGTGGTCGCCTTGCTCCCCGCTGCCCTGCTGGGCGTGGTCGCCGTGACCACCACGCTCAAGCTGGGACTCCAGGGCGTTGGCGACGCGTTCAAGGCGCTGGCATCCGGCGACGTGACCAAGTTCAACGAGGCGCTGAAGGACCTCGCCCCGGCCGCCCAGGAGTTCGTCAAGGCCGCCGCCAAGGTCAAGCCCGAGTTCGACAAGATGCAGCTGGACGTTCAACAGGGCCTGTTCGCTGGCCTCGGCGAACAGGTGGGCAAGCTCGCCACGCTCTACCTGCCCCAGGCGCGGAGCCTGTTCGGCGGCCTCGCGACCACGATCAACGGCGCCGGTCGGTCGCTGTTCTCGTTCGCCCAGTCAAGCGAGACCGTGGGCGACGTGGCGGAGCTGGTGAACAACCTCAAGGTGGGGTTCCAGCAGCTACTGGCGCCGGTCACCCAGGTCGCCCGCGCGTTCCTGGATCTGTCCGTGGTGGGCTCCGGGTTCTTTCCTGGTCTCGCCGAGGGTATCGGGCAGGCCGCCCAGCGTTTCTCGGAATTCATCAGCACCGCCCGGGAAACCGGTCAGCTTCAGCAGTTCTTTAGCGCGTCGCTTTCGGCGGCCGGTCAGCTGGGCTCGATCTTCCGTGACCTCGGCGTAGCCCTGTTCAACGTGTTCTCCATCGGCAACCAGGTAGGCGGAGGATTCCTCGGGACCATTCAGCAGGTGGTGGCGCAGTTCCGCGCATTCACCGAATCGGTTGCCGGACAGGACGCGTTGCGCTCATTCTTTGAATCGAGCGCAACCGCAGTTCAGAACATTCTCCCGCTCCTCCTGGCGGTCGCCCAGGCGGTCGGCACGACCCTTGCGCCGATCCTCGCCAACCTCACGAGCGTCATCGGTCCGGCCCTGCTCCCGATCTTCCAGATGCTGGCCGACGCGCTCCAGTTCGCCGCGCCCGGAATCGCCGCCCTCGCCCAGGGTGTCGCCACCCTGCTGACCTCGCTCCAGCCGGTGATTCCCACCATCGGCCGTCTGGCGGGCGTGCTGGGTGAGAGCCTCGGGCAGGCCATTGGCACGATCGGCCCCGTCCTCGGCCAGCTGGCAAACACGCTGGGCAACACCCTGATGACGGTGCTCCCCCAGCTCCTGCCTCCACTCGGCCAGATCATCGCCGCCCTCGGTGGCGTGCTGACTGCCGTGGTGCCTCTCCTTGGCCCGATCTCCCAGCTCATCGGCGCCGCCCTCGGCCCGCTGGGCAAGGTCGTCCAGTCGCTCATTCCTCCCATCACCAAGGTGGTGGAGGCGCTCACGAGCGCGCTGGCCCCGGTCATCCCGGTGATCGGCGAGGCGCTCACCGAGCTGGGCGCGGCGATGGGGCCGGTAGCGGAGGCCCTCGGCCAGACCCTGGTCATGGCCATTCAGGCCATTGCGCCGTTGCTCGTGCCGCTCGTGCAGCTGGTCGCGGGGCTGGCCGGTGCACTGCTCCCGCTCCAGCCTGCGCTCCAGGCTTTGCTCCAGCCGACGATTGCCGTTGTTGGCGTGCTGGCGCAGCTTCTAGTTCCGGTGCTGAATCTGGTCACTGCGATTATCGTTCCGCTGATCGGACTTATTGCCGGTGGATTCGCTGGCGCTATCACCGGAATGTCTCAGACCGTTGTCGGCGCAATTGGCACGGTATCCGGAATCATTTCCGGATTCTTCTCGTTCATGTCTCAGGTCTGGTCCGAGGTAACTCGGATCGTGTCCGAGGCGGGTACCGCCATCTCCTCGTCGGTGAGCAGCACGTGGAACAGTGTCACGTCCGCCATCTCGAACGCGGTCAGCACGGTCTCGGCCACCGTGTCCGGCTGGATTTCGAGCCTGGTCAGTTCCGTCCGGAGCGGCTTCAACAACGCCGTCTCCGCCGTACAGGGCGCTTGGCGCTCGATCGTGGACGCCGTGGCCTCCGGCGTCGGCAACGTCCTGAACTACGTCCGTGGCCTGCCCGGCCAGATCGTCGGGGCGCTGGGCAACCTCGGCGGCACGCTGTTCGGTGTCGGCCAGGACATGATCGGCGGCTTGGTCAACGGCCTCCGCGCCGCTGGCGGTGCCGTCAAGAGCTTCCTCTTGAGCCTCATCGGGAACGCCGTCGACTCGGTCAAGGCGTTCCTGGGCATCAAGTCGCCCTCCAAGGTGTTCGCCAGCATCGGCCGGGACATGGGCCGGGGCATGATCGCAGGCATTGAGGCCATCACTCCTCAGGCCGTGGCCGCCGCCGACGCGATGGCCCGCACCGTAACCGCCTCCCTGTCGGACGTGGGCGGAGGCGTCACGAGCGGCATCACGGCCGCCGACTTGCGCGCCATCACCCCCGTGTCGGGGGGCGGAGGAGCCGGTGGCAGTGGGATGATGTTGCAGCTGTTCCAGACGAACAACATGCTCCCGGGAGCCGATGTCCGCCAGTTCGCGGACGTGGTCTCCCAGCGGGCAGCGCGCGAGATCGCGGCAGGCGGCAACGTCCTCACGGTCCAGCGTCAGCCCGTACAGGACGGCGTGAACGACCAGACGATTAACGGGGTGAGGGTGTGACCGTTCCTGTCCTGCTGGGCAACCCTCCGGCGCACCTTCCTGCGACCGGGGTCAACGTCCAGTACCGCCTGGGCTCCTCGTTCACGCCTTCCGATGGGGACGTGTGGTGGAACCGCACCGAGCCGGACGGCCTGATCTCCGTGTCCGCCGAGCCCGAGGGCTGGGAGGCGGTTGTCTACAACACCCCCCTGGACCAGGTGGGCGGCCGGGACGGGGCGCTCTCCGGGCCGGTCAGCCGTGGCCCCAAGACGCTGGAGATCCGCTCCGTGGTCGTGGCCCCCGATGGCCGATCCTTGCGCCAGCGCCTCGCCGCCATCAAGACTCTCCTCCGCAGTCCGGTCGTGTGGGAGCAGCACGATTGGTTGGCCGAGGAGCGCCTGGGAATGGTGTGCCGCGCCCAGGGCGAGTTCCGCCCCACGCCGCCGTTCGGCCACTCGCTGGGCGGCATCGCCTCACAGGTGAACTTTGACCTGGTGGCCCCGACGCCGGTCAAGTACTCGGTGGGCGACGCCAGCACCCTGGAGCTACAGCTCCCCATCGGCACCGTGTCCGGCCGGACGTACAACTACACGTACAACTGGAATTACGGCGGGGTGGTCATCCCTGGCGGCACCGGCGTTGCGCTGAACCGGGGCGATGAGGCCACGTGGCCCGTATTCCGGGTGGTCGGCCCGGTCACGAACGCGACCATCCAGAACGAGACCACCGGCCAGGAGTTCACGCTCGTGGGCACGGTGGCCGCCGGTCAGGAGGTCGTGATCAACTCCCGTTCCGGCACGGTCACCCCCTCCACGTACCGTCTCATCTCGCGGCCGTGGGCACTCGCTCCCGGCCCGAACTCGATCCGCTGGCGGGCCACGTCCGGCACGCCCAGCCCCGACGCGCGCCTGTTCATCAGCTGGCGCTCCACCTGGCAGTAGGAGGCCAGAACAGATGACGATCATCAACCCCTCCCGCTACCTCCAGGCGGGCACGTACACGGCGAACAACGACCGCCTCCACGGCGTGAGCGCGCTCTACACCCACCAGCAGACGGACGTGTCCGGCAACTTCCACGCCCGAGGTGGTGTCCTGTCCTGGGGCATCGGCGGAGGCGCGGCATTCGTCGTCAACTCCTCCCCGGCGTGGTCGGCCACGGTCGGCCCGTTCGCCTACCTGGTGGAGAACGACTTTGCCGCGAACGGCGGTGACTACATCGTCCTGAAGTCCGGGAACGACGTGGTCACCTTCAGCGCGTCCAGCCCCACGTTGAACCGCATCGACACGATCGGCGTGCAGGTCGTGGACGCGTTCTACTCGGGCGCCGTCTCCGAGGGCCGCCTGGTGGTCATCCAGGGCACGGCGACCAGCGGCACGGCCGTTGCGCCGACGCTGCCCCCGTCGTGTGAGCCGATCGCCGATTTCTCGATCGCCGCCGGTTCCACGGCCCCCGTGTTCCTGTCCGACCGCCGCGCGCGCTCCGGCGTGCAGGGCTCCATCATCCCGATCGGTGGTATCCAGTTCACGAACCCGGGCGCCTTCCCCGGGGAGGTGCACTACTACGAGCCGCTGGGCACGCTCCGCGTGTGGCGTGGTGGCTCCATCAACGCGTGGCGCGCGTTCGGTGGCGCACTGGCCCGCAACGGTGCCCAGCTGACCACCGTGGCCACCGTGGCCACCGGCGCAGAGGCGAACTTCGCCCAGGTGGCCCTGAGTGATCCTGGCGGCATCTGGGCCGCCCAGGGCACCATGCAGATGGAATATGGATGGTCCCCGAGCGACGCCCGCGTTGACCTGTCGGTGAGCATCGACGGAATCAACAACGGCCAGCTGTTCGGCACGGCCCTCCCGCTCGTGTCCAACCCGTCGTTCCCGGTCGCCCACTGCCAGCTGGCCTCTGCCCTGAGCAACGCCCTCACGGGTAGCCGGACCGTGTGGTTCAACGCTCTGCGCACGTTCGGTCAGGCCACGACCGTGAACGCCACCGCGTTCAACTTCAGGGCCTCGGCGGTCCAGATCCTGTTGAGGGCCACGTGACCACGGGCCTCACGCTGGCCGCGTTCGATGACGCGTCACTCACCCTGGTTGATCCAGTGTTCGTGCCGGAGACGCCGGTCCGGTATACGTACTGGCCGGTCATGTACCAGTTCGGGGACCCGACGATCATCACCCAGGCTCCGCTCCCCCTGAGCGGAGTCCAGTTCTCGCGCGTCATGCGCGGTGTCGGCGAGTTCCAGGCGACGCTCCAGCTGGCGGACCCCGAGGTCCGGGAGATGTACCCGTGGGACAAGATCGTTCCGCGCAAGACGGGGATCATCGCCATTCGGCAGGCGTATGACCGGTATATCCGCGAGTGGTCCTCCAGCATCGCGTGGCACGGCATCGTGTGGGCGGCACCTCGCGACCCCGAGACGGGGCGCATGTCGATCACGGCGCAGACGGTGGAGTCTCTGTGGGCGCGTCGCGTCATCTCGGGACCTCTCGCCGGTGGAGACCTCACGTGGGCGAACGTGGACCAGACCACGATGGCCGCCGACCTGCTCACGCCCTCGCGCTTCTCGTACGTGCCGCTGGGCTCCAGCCCGTGGCCCGGGTGGATCAACGTGGACGCCTCCACGCTCATGACCGGCGTACGCCGTGACTTCACCTACAAGCGCGACCAGCAGACGAACCTCCTGGAGGCACACCAGAAGCGCTCGCAGGTGGACAACGGGTACGAGTGGACGACCACCGAGCGCGTGCTGTCCGGCGGGCCGGACCCGCTGAACGCCAACGCCTACCGCTGCCAGTTCGTCCTCGGCTACCCGAGGCTGGGCCGGAGCCTGTCCAGCGGTGAGCCGGTGCCGCTGCTCAAGTACGACCGGTTCGGCTCCGGGAACGTCCTGTCCTACCAGTACGCGTACGACGGCTCCGAGGTTCCGAATGTCGTCTGGGGCCGTGGCGCCGGATACGACGATGCCGCCGTCCAGGCGCAGATCCGCAACAGCGCCGAGTGGACCGCCGGGTTCCTCCAGACCGAGGCCAAGTACTCGGACCCGGATGTCTCGGTGGGCTCCACGCTGGAGCAGTACGCCGCCGCATTCCTCGGCCAGAAGCTGGCCAGCGAACAGTTCGTATCGTCACTGACTCTGCGCGGTGACGTGGCCCCCGAGTTCGGCTCCTACATCATCGGTGACGATGTGCTGTTCGAGACGAATGACTGGACGTGGCCGGGCGTGGACGGCGGCAATTTCGTCACGCTGGCCGCCCGGATTTTCGGATGGCGCGTCACGCCACCCCAGGGCACCGGCGCCGAGAAGGTGGAGTTGTTCATCAGTGGAGGTGACGTGCAGTGAGCAGCCCGATTGACGGAGGGTACTTCGCCCCTACGCCGCCCTCGGACACCAACATCATCCAGGACACCAAGCGCATTGCGGACCAGATC